ACTACAATAGCACCAATACCAGTAGATATTAATGCAATCTTTAATATTTTCAATGCCTTAGAGAATCTTCCAGTAGATGCTACGGCTGCTGTATTTGCTGCTGCTGCACCTTCTGTAGCTTGTGCAGATTTCTTGGTAAATACTGCTAATGTGGCTTGAATCCTCTGCAATATCATCAATTGCCTACTGAATAATCCAGATGCTTGGATACCTTGAGTAACTGATGTGGTATAATTACCCACGTTCATTCTCTGCTTTTTTAGGGCATCTGAATTACTAAGAATCCTTTTATTGTTTAAGTCTAATTGCTTATTAATATCTTGTAATCTGGCTTTACCTTTTGCAGTTTCAAGATTCAATCCTTCTCTTTCTCTTCTTAATTTTCTATTGGATGCAGCTAATTTCTGTAATGTACCAGCATTTTGATCAGCTAATACTATTTCATCCTTCAATGCATCCTTTTGGGCCTTACTGGCTTGCTGATACCTTATCTTAGCCTTTACCTCTGAATCTTCTGCTTGTGTAAGCTGTTTCTTTAGCTTGATGGCTTCTTTATCCAATTCAATGCTTTGTTTCTCTATCTTATTAGCATCTTCCTTTGCAGTCATTAGCTTTTTCATTCCATCTACGGTAGATGCATCAATTTTAGATACATCAGAGATCTTATTCTTAGCCATTTTTTGCGTTTCTTGCTGCAATTTAGTGACCAATCCAAGCAATTCCTTTAATGCTGCTATCTCAGCACCAAGATTAAAATCACCAAATAAATCACTTTTACTTATCTTATCTGCCATCTCTAAACTCTTTTATTAGTTTCTTTCTTATATCTTCTATAATTAAGGCTAAATTGTCTTCTTGTAAGCCCATTATACCAGCATATCTATCTTTTAAGTCTTGGAAATATCCCACATCTGAATCTAATGTATATTCATCTCCACTCTCAACCGTAGTTAATCCATCTAAAAACTTACCAGTATAATACAAATCTACATATTCAATCTGTAATCCAGCTACTGATCTTATTGTACCCCAATAATTAGAATAACCTTCTTGTATTAACTGGCCTTGATCATTTTCACCTTCTTCTTTTATCTGATGCCTTACTTTAGCTGGAAATTCTTTAGCCATTACCTCATCAGCTACAATATCTGCTAATATTGGAAGTTCTTCCAATTGAATTATTAACTTATCTAATTTATTAGCAAAGATTGTCATTTGTTAGCCTTCTTGAATACATCTAAATATGTGTAGAATTTTGCCACACTCATCTTATATACGTCAAAATCTTTCTTAAAGTAACTCTCAAGCATTATTATTCTTTCTTCAAAGGTCTGTTTCTTATTCGCGACCATAGCTTCCCGATCATTTTTGATCTTACTTTTAATCTTATACGACGTTTTAAATGTTGTCTCACCAGATAACCACTTTAATTTCATTAATAATATATCTTTTTCTTCTATCATATTAGTAATGGCCCTATCATCAACACCAAATCTTTCGAATAACTCATCACTTACCATTATGAAATGATCCACTAATGAATCATAATCAACATTCTTATCTGGCATATCAAAGTAATCTTCCAGCTTCAACATATAGCGTACATCACCTTGCTCATTGATCTTATCAAAGTTCCAGATTGGCAGTTCTTCTATTGTTCTATAAAACTTCATATAATAAATATACAAAAAAGGGATACCGTAAAGCACCCCTTTTAAGACAAAAAAATTAAAACCATGATACGAAAAACTACTTCTTCTTACCCTTAGATTTAGCTTTCTTTTTGGTTATTTGCTCATAGGCTTCAGCCATATCAACATCCAATTTACCCATGAAGAAACCTTTGAACTCTTCAAAAGTTAGCTTCTTTATCTCATCAACATTAAAAGAAGTCCTTCCTAATTTTATGAACTTAGCCATAATTAAGGAATGGTTACTAATTCAGCTTCAATCAATGAATCATCATATCCACCTTTAGATACAGATAATTTCAATTCATCAGCTGCTGTTTGTGCAGAAAAGGTAAATGTATAAGCGTTATCAACTGCTGCAAATGTTGAAATAGTTACTGCTGAAGATGTAGTGTTATTGTAGATAGCAAAATCAGCCTCTACTAAACCTTCAATACCAAATCCATAGATATTCTCTGTAATAGTAGAAGTAAATCCAGTAGTAGATATAGAAGAAGCTACATGCTTAATATCATATAGCCCATATACATCACTTGAAGATAAACCATCAAAGTCTAAATCAGCAGCATCAATTGCTCTTAATAAAGAATCCTTTTCAGTTTCTCTAAAGTCAAATGTAATCTTAATCATTACTGGCTCTGCATCTGTTTTCTTAACTAACTCAGCAGAAAAAGATTCTTGATCAACCATAATAGGCTGAACCTTTACTTTTGTACTTGCATCAGTAGCATAAACAAAGTTTCCAGATTTGTCAATAACGTAAATACCAAATTTTGAGCAAGCCCAATCTTCTAATTTACCTAAATATTCTGGCCCTTGAAAAGGAATAAATCCAGTAAAAGTACGAGTACCTTCCTTGATCTTTGCTTTTCTTCCAGAATTGAATTCAAAGAATGTAGGCTCCACTCTAACATCTTCTACATTTTCCAATATAGAAAGAGGGAAATATCTATCATCCTTGTCTGCTGCATCAAATTTAGCTTGTAAAGCACTCTTTGTTACAGCTGCTTCGTTTGCCAGTTCATTCTTTGCCCCAGCAGCATCAACCTCTGGTACAACGATTATTCTCTTGGCAATATCCAATATCGAGGGACATGCATCCCCTTGTGAATTGGATAAAGTACAACAATTAGCCATTTTTTTTCAATTTAAAAGTTTTAAAAATTATATTCATCAAACAAATTACAACCATCTATTATCTTGTCTATTTCCACCGTTATATTTAATTGTACGCCACTTAGCATATCATTAAAAACTTGTGTCTTATACCCTTCATTATTGAAGAATAAGCCATACTTAGCATGTCTTATTGTGGTATAATCTGAAATATCCAATACGTTTTTATTTTTCTTTAGGCTCTTTATAAACTCCCTCTTTACAGCATCCATATCATCTATGATATTGGTATAATGATCATCAGTATCCCATTGCTGTTGCCCAGACCAATCATTCATAAAATAGATCTGTAGTTGAGGTGTAGCCCCTATATTATTCATTCTATCATCATTTTCACCCATAGTAATAGGCTCAAATAATAATACTGCTGGAAATTTAGCCTTTCCCTTTCTTAGTTTAGATAGTATATTATTGATTTCAATTGGAGTACCATGATAGTAATATGGTGCGCCAGATAGCCACTTACCAGAATCAACCTTCCCTTGTACATAAGTTGAGGTTCTTACATCTGCTACAATTGTGCTAATGAAATCTTTAACTTGAGTAATCATACTATGCTAATGTTATCTCTTTGTGTGAAATGGAAATCTGCATAAACCTCTGTTGGCTCATTAGTAATGGTAATATAAGAACATGCATCATTATAGATCTTTATCCCTTTATTCCAATGCCTTCTAAGTAGATTGGAAGTTACCGGAGTAACTCTATCTGCATTAGTAGCACTATTTATAACCACTCCTATTTGAGTATTCTCCATTTCATTATCTCTCATATAATAAAAGAATACAAAATGCTTTAGCATCTCTGTTAGGCCCTTAAACTTAAATGTGATCTCTCCAGATGTGTAAGTATCACCATCAATTAGCTTCTCCCATTTCTCTGGTAATGGATTTACTGATAAAGCATCATGTAGTTCATCATATAAAGTCCATCCAAGTAATGATGTAAGAATATCCTCCTCTACATCATGGATATAGATATTTAATTGATCCTCAGTCCATTCTCCAACTGGAATCTCTACATCTCCAACAAAATCAGATTCTTGTAATATCTTATGTGCCATTACTTAGCTTGTGCTTTACCTTTATTAATTAATGCTTTAGCAAGGTCTACAGATACTTTAAATTCTTTACCACCCATTACGATCTCAACCTCATCTATATCTCTTAGCTTATCCCATTCTGCTGGGATCTCTATCTTTTTAACTGCTTTTTTCTTAGCCATAATCAAATGCTTTTACCACCAAATCCCCACACCCAATTAAGGATGTGAGGCTCTGGCCCTAAATAAACTCCATGCTTATGGTGTTTCTAAAGCTGCATTTGTAGTAGCGAAAGTACCTTTAACAAAAGCAGTAGTATCGTTATTCTGTACGAAAAGTTGACCTCTCCATTCAGCTAAGATTGTTCTCATGTTCTTAGTGAAATCATTTCCATCTAATCCAATCTCAATCTCAATTCCAGATTTCTCAACAATTGTTCCTTTAGCGAAATCACCGATTAAGAAATCACCAGCAGTAATGTTAGTGTTTTCAATAATTGGAATACCATCTAAAGACATTTGTGATCCAACCATCATTAATCTCTCTACATATCTCTTATCAGAAGCAGATAACTTAACTAATTTTAAAGCTGCAACATCTGATGGGTGCATCATAATAGTTAAAGCACCATTGTGATTAGCCAATCTGATTTGGTTTGCTGCAACAACTAAAGAATCTGCATCATTAGCAGAATCTACAGTATTAGCGAATGTACCAGCTGCAAATGCAGTAGCATAATCAACAATACCTTTTAAGTTTGGTGCAGTACCGTTTCCATTTAATACTTGGTTATCTACATCTAAGAATAATCTTACGATTAACTTGTTTCTTAACCATCCTTCCATGAAAGATACATCATCTAACATCTCAGTAGATACTTTGAAATAAGCTGCTCTTTTTACTAAAGCTACAGAAGTAACAACGAAATCGTTATCGATTTGGTCTTTAGCTGCACCTTCAGCAGTACCATCAATAGTACCATCTTGTCCAGTTTCATACACCCACTCAATAGTGTTAGCTGCTGTTCTTAACTTTGGAAATAAAGCATAAGACTTAGCTTCTCTCTCAGCGATATCATTGATACCTTCTAATCTTTGTGCTTGTGGTACATTACCACCAGATACGTTACCAGCAATAGTCATATCACCAGCAGCCTTCAATTCAAATCTGAAAGAATGTCTTCCATCCTTAGCTTTAATGAAGTCTTCTCTGTTATCAGCTAATGCTTTTCTAACTGAATTCTCAGCCATTCTTACAGAAGATCCAGATAAAGAACCATCTTGTAATTTCTTCAAGATAATCCCTTGTGTTTCTAATGCTGATTCTAAAGATTTAACTTTATGTGCTTTTAATTCTTCTACCTCAGTAGTAAGAGATTTAATTGCTACATCATTAGTTTCACCTTCTAATTTTACTAATCTTTCTTCTAAAAGAGTATTCTCGTTTTTAAGTTTTGCAACGTAATACTCTTGTAAATTCTTAGCATCCATTGATGC